GCCCATCCCATGCGCGTACGAGCCGGATGAGAACGATATCGATACCGAGGAGTCCTAGATCATGCCACAATTTGTCGCACAAGCACGTAATTTGTCCGGCCTGGATGACATGGTTTCGGGCTATCTCGAATGTGCAGAGTTTGCCGACCTTGACGAAAAAGACTCGCGCAAGCCTATCCGAGGGTGGAGTCGTGACGCGAAGCGCAAGGCCGCGCGCGCCGTAAAACAGTTTCTCGACTCGGTATCTGAGTCCGATTTGAATGTGTATCGCGAGGGTTACGGTCCGCGTGGCGAATCTCACGGGTACTCGGCTGATGAGTGTATCGGTCACGATATATGGTACGACTCGCAGGGCCACGGAGTCGGATTCTACGACCGTGCGACACACAAGGACTCAAGTGAGTTTAGGGCAGCATGTGAGCGGTTATCTGCGGCCGCGCGCAATCTTCGCTTGCATGAAGTTTGGCGCGGGTCATCAGGATGGCTGCATTTATATTAGTAGGTCGGACCTGCAAAGTGAGTTTGGAGTCGAGAAACCCGGCGGTAAGCCGGGTTTTCTTTTGTCCGGCTGACCGGCCGAGGGTGCGTCAGAACGGGCTAGGATGGGCGTACAGCCAGGGGAACGGCGCCGGCACTCAATCATACCGGGCAGACTTTACAAGCCGCTGTACGGCCGTCCTAGAGGGTTGTTGAATTCTTTAGTGTTTACCCCGCAAGTTTGCATTTTACTGGCATGTTACATATGCCCAAACTCACTTAGCGCGCTATCGCGCGCGGCAAACTTTACAACAAATTTACACGGAATCCGTGACACGTAGGGATTGCAAACTCAATTCGGCTCGCCTAAATGGATGGCAGGCAAACCCGCCTCGCAAACCGGAGTCCTCGCAATGACCGATACCGTAAAGATTAACGCCCAGCATAGGCAACCGGATATGGAATTGATTGGCGCCGCAATCGAGATACACGCGGCGCCTGGCAAACCCGGCTACTTCTATTGCACTCATCCGAGTCTCGGATGCTCGCGAGACTATGCCGGTTGCCGCTTAGATGCGGTTTGCGCATGGCTTGCGGAACATGGGTACCACTATATCAGTGTTGCGCCCGACGTACCGCCTATCCTGTACGGCGCCACAATTCGCGATAGGCGCGGCAAGGTGACGTACCGCAGCAAGTCGCACCCTTCGCGGGATGAGGCCGCGCTAGAGTGCTTTGCAGCCCGGCCGAAAGCCAAGCGTGCGACCACAGAGCGGCTTGGTGCTAGTGGGCAATGGTCCGGCTTTGATATTCGCTCCGCTGACCGTATGTACACGCTTCGCGACATTTACTTGGCTGGCGCGTTGGAATTTCCGACTCCTGCACTGAGGTATGAGGCCAGCCTGTACGCAATCAAGTATTATCGGGCTGAGGAGTCCTAGCATGGTCACGCAATTCATGCGCGATATGGCGTATCTGTCCGGGCTGCATGCCCGGAATGCCGGCAAGCCGGACACGGCTTGCCCGCACAATGATTCGCTAGCCCATGACTGGCTTGCAGGATGGCGCTGGCAGGATGCTCGAATCAAATTTCAGCAAGAGGAGTCCGCACCATGATCCTGTTCGACGTGACCTATGAGATTGTAACACCAGAGTCGACCGAGCATGGCGACGCGGCAGAACGTGGTTTTGTTGAACGAAAGGTTTGCTTTCGCCACGCCATTGAGTCGGTCAGAATGACACGCACGAGTCGTTGCGGAGGAGTCGAGTGCATCGAACCTAGCGAGTCTGGCCACGAATTTAGGTGGATCACGGTTTACAATGGCACGGAATACGAGACTGGCGCGCATGAGTCACGTTCTCTGCACATTCCGGATTGCGTGACAGATGCTAGCAGAGTCCGCATTGCCCGGTTGCTCGGGTGCAGGTTGCTCTAGCAGGTCCACCCTGCAAAGTGAGTTTGACATAGCCCGGCGCAAGCCGGGCTTTCTTTTGTCCGCATGGGCATACAATCGCATTCGTTAGACCACGTTGCCAGCCTTTACACGGCCGAGTGCAAAGTGAGTTTGACCATGCGTCAGAACGGGCTGGCCTGACCGTACAGGCCGGTCAGCGGCGCCGGCTTGGGATCATACCAAGCAGACTTTACAAGCCTCTCTGCGGCCTTCTATGGCGACCGATTGTTTCCTGAGCTTTACGCTGCAAAGTTTTGAATTGACTGCAACGTTACATAGCGTTGGGCTTGATCGATCTTTACACGGATTTACACAATGGCGCGCGCCGGGTCGACCCCTTGGCAGGAATGCTTGGCTGATCGCCATGCCATGGTCAGCCCCTCGGCAGGAATGCTTGGCAGGCGCCGCGCCATGGTCCGGTCGCAAAGTGAGTTTGCACAAGCCCGCGCCCTCGCACGGGTGTACGCGCGCGCGTGGCGATAAAAGAACAAATCATGAATTATGAGAAATTTGTTACGTAACGTTATGCCGTAACGGGTTCATACGATTGTGCGTGCATGCATGCAAAGTGAGTTTGAGCCAACTTCTCACGTTGCTTGAGTGCAGCCAGGTCTATTGCCCGGCCTAATGGGCGACCGATCTAGACGGGCTAATGGGATGCGTCCTCGCAATCTGCGTTGCATTAGCGATTGCGTGGCGCACTATTTAGCGATCCCAATAGGCGTTTGGGTCCTTTGCAAGAGTCAATAATTGCGGGTGGGGGCGCTGAGCCCCGTACGATGGTACTAACTCACGGTCGGAAGTCAGGTATAGGTGCCATCCAATAGGCCGTAAGACGGCTATAGTGTACGGCTACCAACCGAAAAGTAGTTGACATTAACCTAAAATAGCAACAGTTGCGTCTCATTTGTGAGACAAATCAATCATTGCAAATAGTGTAATTGAAATTGCCGCAATAGTTAACAAAAATTAGTTGCTTATCAATGGTTGCGTCAATTATTTACAGAAAACGGGTGACTTGGGCAGTTTTTAGGGCCAAATGTCCCGAGTAGGGGCCAAATGGCCCATGTCCCGAGCACTAAACCCCCACGTATGAGGTAAGAATCATCAAGCCATATCTAACCATGGGGCAACTCAAAAATTTCTCGTATATGCGTAGGTTAAGGTTTACTCGGGACTTGGGACATTTTTTCAAAAGGTGCAGTAAAGAACAAAAGACTTCAAAAGTCCCAAGTTTTAATCACTCGGGACCTACTCGGGACATGGGACATTACAACCCTTCGGTCATGCGATCCTTGATGTGGTCGCGAATGCGCCGCGCGAGTTCTTTGGGAGAAGTCGTTTTGAACAGGCTCGGCTTCTTTGACCAGAACCTTTCGTTGCGTGCCGCAAGCCTGACTCGGTCAAGGTATCTGAAACCGAGTTTAGTCAACAATCCGGCCATGACGTTGGTTCGCGGACATTCGCCGTCATCCCGCATCAGGTGTTCGGCCAACAGCGTTGCGCTCATAAGCTCCGCCGACAAAGCGGGGTGACGCTGTTCGGCGAGAATGTCCTGAATACGTTCTTCGGTTTCAGACTTTCCGAGTTTTGCCACGTATTCCCGTTCGGCCGACTTCGGCGCCCGGCGGCTGGCGTGAAATTCAGGATGGAGCGCGTATTGCAAAAACCACTTCCGCAAAGCACCGGGCGCATCGCCGATGATTTGGAACAAATTGTCAAAGTAACTTGGGTTTTCGGCAAGGAAGGCGTCAACCTCGGTTTTGTGTTGCCGTGGCGACGCGAGCATGAAATACCGGGTATCATTCGCGTGAAGTGGCAGGGCGTCCCGGTGATTTGTGAACATGAGATACCCGGCCGTATTTGCGCACGTAAAAGGTTCCTGGCCTTTCGGGTGAACCGTGATCGCCTCATTCGTCACGTAGGCTTTCATTTTGTCCAACACGTCATACCGCGAGCTACCGTGCAGCTTGATTTCCTCCACGACTTTCAGCAGATCGCCCTGCGCCCATCCGGTGAAATCCCCCCTGAGCACGGCGGTATCCAGCACTTGCACGTTCTCGGCGCCGAGGATTGCGCCCATGAGGTTTGCGAAAAACGTCTTTCCCTCGCCCTCCGGCGACTGGATTACGACGGCCCAATTAGGCCGGGTTTGCGTCTGCACGATCCACGCGAGCCAGGAAATGAAAATGGCGCGCTCCCGGTCGTCGGGCACCAGATGCGCAAAGTGAGTTTCGAGGATCGCAATGCAGGTCAAATCCCGTTTCGAGTAGCGGTCGGGAATAGGTGGCTGGCTTTCGGTCGAGAACGTGTTAAAACACATATCGCCATTGAAATAGAAAATTCGGTCTTCGTTGGGTTTATACATCCGGCGGTCGGCGCGCGGAATGTTGTGCAGATTGAGCGCCGCGTGACTGGCGGTCACATCGGGAAACCCTACGCCGTCGCGGATTTGATCGAACGTGAGCATGTGCTTGTTGTGCAGCGCGTCGAATGCCTGCCGGGTTATGCCGTGTCGTGACCCTTCCCGAATGAGCTTGTCCTCAACTGCAATGAAAGTGTAACGTTTCATCCACTCCGGCATTTTCCGTTCGTTCTGGTCTTCGAACCGAGTGAGCTTCTTCGCTTCGACGGCGGCGAGCGGCACGCCGGTCACGGTTTTGTAGACTTTTTGGACCATGGCCCGGATGCGACCGCGATCAAGCGTGTCCAATTCCAGCGTTCGGATGCGCTCGCAAATCTTTCTCAACTCGGAAACCGAGAAAACGGTGTCCAACTCACTTTCGATTTCGGCCAAAGCAGCGCCCGACGCCTCGGCCTTGGCAGCCGATGCGAGCTTTATCAGGAACCTAATTGTCATAGGAGGTCGCCCAGTGCCCTCATGGTTGAGGCTGCGCCAGGACCTAGCAAACTTCTCTTCGTCGTGCTTCGCGCTCAAATATGACCATTCTCTGGCTAGGGATTCGCCCTCGGCGGACCCGTCAGTCTCATGCCAGATGCCCGCGAGCACGTTTAGCCAGTCATCATAGCTCAAACCGGGGCCTGAATTGTCTACCAAGTCGAGCATGTCGGATATTTGGTCTAGCGATAATCCGGCCTTCGGCGAGTCGCCCGAAAAAGGGTCATCATCGTCGGGCCTACCGGCGACCGCGACGCTCTTGCCAGGAGTGCGTACCAGCACCCATTCGGGCACGAGCGGGACAAGGGTGAGGTTATCGAACGGATCGGCGCCCGACGCCCACTTATAGGTCTTGCCGGTAGGCGTAGGTGGCTTGCCGGCACAGTGCGGCGAAGGTGCGACCACAATGTAGCCGTTGTATTTCAAATCAAGGCCCTTCTCGCCCCCTACCTTGCCAGGCGGACGGATGCCCTCCGGCGCCGCGAACAAGATGTGCGATCCGCCGCCGCCAGTGATCGCGCGCACGGGCGAGCGCAGGGCACCATGCAGGCGTTCCAGCTTTGCGAGCTTGGCCTCGCCGCCCTCTCGCGTGTCTACGTCAATGGCGATGAGGCCCGACGCAGCCAGATTGACGCCTATGCCGGCCGTCGGGTGTCGCCGCCACCAAGCGCGAATCGTTGCCTCATCCAAAGTTGCTTTGAGGTGCCCTCCGTTCTCATCACCCAGGCAGCCATGTGGCCGCTTCAGGTCGCCGGAGGTCTTGAGCGGGAATACGTACATCCCGATTTTGGCGTAGCGCAATGCCCATTGCAGCATTGGCGCGGAAGCAGATGGTATGCCCACGTCTCAACCCCAAATTTTTATTACGGAATGAGGCTATTCGAAAATGTGCGGGCAGAGGTCTTTGCGGGATATGTTGTCTGCGCCAACGACCTTCTCAATTTCGATGGCAAGATTTATGTTCAAGGGTTGATTATTGAACCCACGAAACTGCGGCGCGAACGCCTGCTTGTTCTTGCCGAGCAATTTGCATAGCGCGCCTATCGTCCCGTCCGGTGTGGCATAGAGCGCGGCCAGTTTTATCAAGAATTTCAGTTTTTCCTCCCGTTGGATTTTTTCGCTAGGGCATAGATCATGAATCCAGCGCGGATAATTAAATTTCATTGTTTGATCGTTCATAGGTTTGTGACTCGCAGAAAAAGAGTGGTTGACACGTTAATGTGAATGGTTTAGGAGAGTCAAGCGGCCAATCCTGGCCTGACCGGAGAGAACGAAAATTATGAGTTTGGAATCGTTGATTACGGACCTGACCGCAGCGGTGAATGCGCTAACGGCGGAAATCAAAAGCGGGAAGAGCGGCGGGACATCGGCACCGGCAGGCAAGCCTGCGGCTGCGGGCAAGCCTCCGTCGGCGACGGCGAAGGGGCCAAAGAACACCGTCGAGACGGTCGCCGAAATGGCGGCGCGCGTGAAGTCCGAGCTCGGCAAGGAAGCCGCTGTTTGGCTTATCGCCAACAAGGGCGGCGCCGAGAAGCTCGCGCAGATGAAACCGGCGAAATTCGATGAGTTCGTGGCGGCTTGCCAAGCGGCGCTTGAGGCCGGCGAGGTCGCCGAAATGGCTGAGGCTGCCGAGGACGAAATCTAATCAACCTGCAATAAGCGCGACGCTCGAAAGGGCGTCGCGTTTTTCTTTGAAGGACGGCCCTATGATTGACACGATAAATGAGTTTTCAGGCGCTAGGCTTATTGAGGTGTTCCGGCGCCTGCTCGACTTTGCCGAGCTTGCGGCCATGCATCTTACCGCGACGGAGGCCACGCCGCCGATGGTCGCACCTCTGACGGCGCACCCGGCCCTGGTAGAAGCTCGCGCTGTCGCCGAGCAAATTGGCGTTAATCGAAACACACAGGAAGAGTAACGCGAGGAGTCCACGTCATGCCGATAACGCCCGCCGATGCGGAGGTGATACGCAATGCCATCAGTATGGTTACTGACCAGATTTATTCTGAGATTGATAAGAAGGACAAAAAGGCGCTGGCCGTTCACGCAACGAATGTGCAATCTATCGACATCGCCTTACGCGCGGTTATCAATTTCTTCAATCACGTCGGCCAAATCAAGGCGTCTTTGGAATTGATGCAGGACAATCAACGCGCAATCGCGTTGAGCTTGGCCAACATCGCCGAGCATCTGACGCCATGACGCCCTTGCAGACTTGCGCGATCTACCGTCATAAGCGGACGAAAGAGCTTTGGGCAAATTCGCAACATCACATCACACCGAAAGCGCCCCACGAGTGATTTCAGAAGACCAGCTTGCGGACGCAGAGTCGAACGGGCACAGCCTGTTCGGCGCTTCCGGTTGGGCGCGCAAACTCGCTTGCCCCGGCAGCACGCTGGCCGAAATCGGGCTGCCCGATGAGGCCAGCTACGAGGCCGCAGAGGGCACTGTGGCGCACGCTGTAGCCGAGGACATCTTTGAGCGTGGCGTCTTGCCGGAGAACGCCTTTCTCGAATTACAGCCGCGGGTCTTGCAGGAAGGTCACGAGGTCAAAATCACCCTCGCTATGGTTGAGTATGTGCAACAATACGTCGATTGGTGCAATGAGCTACCAGGCATGCACTTTGTCGAGCAGCTTGTGGACCTTTCGAATTACACCCCGATCCCGAACCAGAAGGGCCGCGCCGATCATATTGCGCTCGAAATCGGGCACTTGACCCTTACCGACTTGAAGTACGGCACTGGCGTCAAGGTGTTTGCAGATCGCAACCCGCAGCAAGCGGGATACGCGCTCGGGGTCATAGATGAGTGGGATTTTATTTTCGACATTGACCGCGTGACGATCCGCATTGCGCAACCGCGTCTTGGCCATTTCGATGTTTGGGAAACGACCAAAAGTGAGTTGAAGGAATACGGGAGGGAGATAAAGGCCAAGCTGGCCCTCGGGTGGCAGCCCGACGCCCCACGGGTGCCGAGCGAAGCCGCGTGCCGTTTCTGCCGTGCCAAACGTGCGGGTTGCGCGGCGTTGGTCGCGCTCGCCGACCGCATCGCGGACCAGACTTTTGACGACGAAACGGCAAAGCCGGTTGAGTACCCGGTTACAGTTACCACATTCGATATGGCCGCGAGTCTCGCCCGCCTTGATATCGACGCGCTCGGTGCGCCCCGCCTCCGTGTCGGTCATTTATCGACGGCGCAGCTTGAAGCTTTGTTGACCTATCGCAAGCTCTTCGAATCGTCTTTCGCGGAAATGTGGAAAGAGTTGCACAAGCGCGCGCTGGCCGGCGAGACTTTGTCTCGTTTCATGCTGGCCGAAGGAAGGGTTTCTCGAAGCGTCGCCGCACGTCGCGCCATCATTCGGCTCATGGGCCAATACGGAGTTCCCGCCGAAGACCTTTACGAAACTCAGTTCTTGAGCCCGGCCAAGCTCGAAGAAGCTCTAGTTAAAATAGGCGGCGTCAAGAAAAAACGCGCCGCTGAATTGCTCGCCCCGTTCCTGAACGTGGCCGCCGGGCAAGCCGTTCTCGCGCCCATTGGGCCGGGTAAAAGACCTGCTGTTGACCTGGCAGACAGCAGTTTTGATGATGAAACCGGCCAGGACAACCTGTGAAAGAGCGAGAACCGTGGCAAAAGCAAGCAGAGAAATCGTCGAAGAGGTTCAATTTTGCCGTCTTTATTCCGACGGTACGCTTCTCGTAAAAGAGTTGCGACTTTCCTACCCGAACGTTCTTATCCCCCGTAAGGGGATGGCCGAGAACGCCGACAAGCTGTCTTTTTCCGTCGTCGGATTGGCGCCGAAAAAGACGCATTTGGCCGCGAAGAACCTCATCAAAAAGCGTATTGACCAAATTCTCAAAGAGGCAAACAAGGGCTTGCCTCTTGCTGCCGACCGGCTCTTCCTTCGCAACGGCGATCTTTCGGGCAAGCCGGAAAACGTCGGCATGTTCACCATAAGCGCCAGGGAACAAGCTGCCAGGCCCCCAATCATCAAGGGGCCGGATAAGTCCCGGTGGACCGCCGAGAAGCACGCCGCCCTCATCTATGGCGGTTGCTACGGCAATCTGCTTATTCGGCCCTGGTATCAGCCGGACAAGGGCTACGGTAAGCGCGTCAACGCGGGCCTGTCAGCCGTGCAGTTTCTTCGTGACGGCGAGCCGTTCGGCGAGGGCCGCATCAGCGAAGACGACATTGACGAAACGTTCGACACCGAAGCGAGCTTCGACTCTTCCGATGTTGACGACCTATGAGCGACGTGGCGGAAGTTGATCGGCGTTTATATCCACGTTGTACGGCGCGGGATGAGCCGGGATTGAACGCTCATCTGGCGCCAGGCGGCGGCGTCGTTTTCGTCCCGGAAGGAAAAATCTTGCTTTGGCGTCGAAGCGGTAAGCTCTTCAAAGACCGCGAACCGCTTATTACGACCACGCTGACTATTGGCGAACCGTGGCGTGACAGCAAGTGACTTTGCGCGGGGCGGCAATGCCCCGCGCGCCTTCTATAGCGAGAACGATTCATATTGCGTGCGTTGGCTTCGCAATCTGATATTCGAAGACCTGATAGCGGGCGGCAAGGTTGACGGGCGCAGCATTGAAGACTTGTGTTCGGACGATCTTGATGGTTTCAATCAAGTGCATTTATTCGCGGGAATCGGAATATGGTCTTTGGCGTTGCGCATGGCAGGGTGGCCGGATGACCGGCCCGTGTGGACATGCTCTTGCCCGTGCCAGCCTTTCAGCCAAGCAGGCAAAGGCGGCGGGTTTGATGATGAGCGGCACTTATGGCCTTCGGCTTTCTGGCTTGTCGAACAACAACGCCCTGTCACGATCTTTGGGGAACAAGTTGATTCCCCGGATGGCCGTCTATGGTTCGATCTTGTATCAAGTGACTTGGAACACATCGGCTACCACGTCGGGCATGTGGTACTTGCGTCAGCGGGCGTCTCCGCTCCCAACATCCGACATCGGCGTTTCTGGCTGGCCGACGCCGACCGCGCAAGACCACAGCAGGGGCGGGAAGGTTGCGAGGCCACACGAAACGAGAATCCATTTGAGTCAGATGGTCGCACTTACGGCCGGATGGGCTTCGCCGGCAGCGCGCGACTATCGAACGCCGAATCATTCGACATATGGCGAACGGGGCGGCGGGACGAAGGGCGAGCAGCTTCAAAATCAAGTCGCGCATGTCATCCCTGGCGCGAGCTTGAATGGATCAAATGTCTCGACGGAGTCTCGCGGCCTACTCAACCCGGACTTTTCCCGTTGGCTGCAAGGAATCCCGCCGACGTGGGCAAGCTGCGCGCCTATGGCAATGCGATAAACCCGTTCGTCGCAACTGAGTTTATTAAAGCCTGCATGGAAGTTTTGCAAGAGAACGTTTACGACCTATGATTGTTTCGCCAAGATTCACGTTTGAGCGTGTCGATAATCACGAGGCCGACCTTGCGTTGACTCTGTGGGGCCACAAAATGGGCATGTGCAATAGACCTATAGGCTTGGTGCAATCTCACGGCGCGTTTTTGGACGGCGAGCTTTGCGCTGTCACTGTAACGGCCGACTTAGTGAGGGAGACGTGCGCCGGTTTCAACCGAGCGCAGGCGATAGAGCTTGCCAGGCTATGCGCCGACCGCCCGCATTTGTGTCGGCCGGTTTTGCGGTTATGGCGTGAATTTATTTTTCCGTGCTACGGGAAATCTTGGGCAGTGAGCTACCAAGACAAAAAACTTCACAACGGCGACACGTATAGATTTGATGGCTGGGTAAAGCTCGGCGCGTCCCGGAGCGGCAATGACACAAGAGGCGAAGGACGCAAGGGCCGAAGCAAAATTATATGGGGCTGGAACGCAGACAAGCGAATGCGCGATATACGTCGAACGGTTGACGACCTATGACGACATTGCGCCTGGATTACGAAGGATATTGCGACCTAGACCTGACCAGAGTAGGTCTTGACCGTTATTCGCGCGATCCGAGCGCCGACATTTTTATGTGCGCCTATCAGTTTGACGATGAGACGTTGCAGCATTGGGAGCGCCGGTATAGCGAATTTCCGCGCGACCTGAAAGCCGCTTTGATGGACCACACCGTTACGAAGTGGGCGTTTAATGCTCAATTCGAGCGCGTCATGACAAATCGCGCGCTCAAAATACCGTCGCCCATTGAAGGATGGAGGTGTACCCAAGTTCTCGCGTACATGCAGTCTTTCTTCGGTAAGCTTGAGCAAGTTGGCGAGCAAGTCGGTTTGCCGTTCGACAAACGCAAGATGTCAGACGGCAAGAGGCTTATTCAGCTTTTCTGCATGCCGCAGAAAGTAACGAAGAAGCAGCCTCACGCGCGTCGGGATTATGACACCGATCCCGAGGATTGGGAATTGTTTTGTGAATACAACAAGCAAGACGTGGTTGCCGAGCGCGGCATAGAATTTCGATGCAGCCAGCACCCGACGCCAGCGGTCGAGTGGGATTATTACGCTATTGACCAGATTATCAATGACAGGGGTATGCCTGTCGATTTGACGTTCACGCAAAACGCCATTGAGTTTGCGAACCGACGCCGGGCCGAGCTTACCGCGCAGATGCGCGACATAACCGAGTTGCAGAACCCTGGCAGCGTGCAACAACTTTTGCCATGGATACGCGAGCGCGGCTATCCCTTCGCCGATCTTAACAAGGACAGCGTGTCTAAGGTTCTCGCTATTCACAACGTTCGCGTTGCCGAAGGAAAGCCGAGCGACCTTGATCCGTGGTGCGTCAAGGTCTTGCAGCTTCGCCAATGGCAGGCTCGATTGTCGGTGAAAAAGTTCGACACGATATTGAACCGTGTTGGCCCTGATGGCATGTTGCGTTACCTGTTTCAATTTTGCGGAGCGTCGCGAACAGCCCGGTGGGCGGGCCGCGCTGTGCAAACTCAAAACCTGACCCGCACGCCGCCGATTCTGTCTAAAAGTCAGTTGGAACCGGCAGACGTTTTGACGGAATGCACGAATATCATACGTCGCGGAGATTACGACCTTCTTACGCTTTTCGTACCCGAGGTCATGGAGGCAGTGGTAGGCACTGTGCGGAGCGCATTTCGCGCAAAGCCGGAAGACCAGTTTGTTGTTGCCGATCTTTCCTCTATCGAAACCGCGGTTATTGCGTGGCTGTGCCAATGTGTTCGATTGCTGAAAGTTTTGAGGTCGGGACGCGATCCCTATAAGGACTTTGGGCAGGAATTTTACCAGAAGGCTTACGATGAAATAACCAAGGATGAACGCCAGATATGCAAGCCGCCCATGCTCGGATGTGGCTATAGATTAGGTGGAGGCGAGCTATACGACGGAAAGAAAACCGGCCTGTGGGGTTACGCCGAGAACATGGGCGTTGATATGACGCGCGAACAAGCGCACCGCGCCGTGAAGCTCTATCGCGTGACGTACCCGGAGATTCCGGAAATGTGGAAAGTCATTGAGGACGCTGTTGCATATGTCATGGCAACGGGCAAGCCTCGTAAAGTCGGTTTTCTCACTTTCCTGCGCCGCAAGCCCTACCTTCTCATGCGCTTGCCGACCGGCCGTTGCATTCACTACTATCAGCCGCGCATGCAGCGCGAAATCGTTCACACAGGGCGCATGATTGTCAAAATTGCCAAGACCGAACAGGACTACTTCCTGCACGGTGCCCGGATCGGCGAGGAATACGAAGAGGAAGAAACGTACACGCGCATGGGTTTGTCCTATATGGGCAAGCAGCAGAATGGAACAAAGTGGATTCGCATTCCGACGCACGGCGGTCGATTTATGGAGCAGGCGACGCAGGCGACCGCCCGCGAAGTTTTCGCAATTGGCATGAAGCGCGCGCACGCTGACGGCTTCAAGATCGTAGGTCATTCGCACGATGAAAACATTACGATGACCCGCAAAGGTGACAACTATCACACGCTCGACCGCCTGATAGATCATATGCGCCAGCCAATCGACTGCATGCCCGGCCTTCCGCTCAATGCGGCGGGCTACGTCGCGCCTTACTACAGGAAAGACTAGGAATCACAATGATGCAGAAGAACGCTCAGAGCTACATCAAGAAAGTCGATACCGGAGGCAAGTCACTTGAAGAGCTTATTGCGGACGTGCATGCGTGGGGGTGGATCGTCAATAATCTGTTCGAGGTCGGCAACCCGAAATTCTGGCGGTGCAACGTTGCGCACATAAACGCCAAGACCGGAAAAATTACGAGCGAATACGCCGACGCGTACAGTCCTGAAGAAGCCGTGGCTGCTGCCATATTCGACATTAAGCAGCAGCGCAACGCTCACACGCAAAAGCCGGGTGTCGGTCCTTCGGCTTCACATTCGGATGTGCTCGGCATAGCGGCGGCTGATTCGCCGATGTTGACGCCAATACCTCGCGATGCACGAGAGACACTGGAAAAAGCCTTTGCAGAGCTTGCCGGCGCTCTCAAAACTTACTGGCCGGAGTTTGACGACCAGGGGCGACTCGAATTTTTTCTTTCCTTTTGATGTGACAAAGTGACTTGGGAAGAGCGCATTGATAGTTACCGCAAAGCCATGGCCCCGCTGCCCTGCCCGATGGGTATGTGCGACGGCCGGGTATTCGGTATTTGGGTGATGGGAAACGATTATCGCGTCAAAAGCGGATATTACGGCGGCTATCCGGCCACGTATCTCAAACGGGTAAAGGCGCTGTTCCCTGACAAAAGGCGCGTCCTTCACCTTTTTTCCGGTCACGTCGATACCGATATCATGCCAGGCGATACCGTGGATTTGGACCCGAGCACATCGCCGACTTACGTTGACGACGCGCAGACGCTTGAAGACGTGCCGCTGCACCTCTATGATCTTGTGATGTGCGATCCCCCCTATTCAGTCGAGGACGCCGAGCACTATCAGCCGAGTATGATAAAGCGGACGAAAGTGTTCCGCGCGCTCGACCGGTTGCGACCAGGCGCGCACATCGTATGGCTAGACCAAGTGCTGCCGATGTACGCCAAGGCGACGGTCGAAATGCAAGGCAGCATCGGTATCGTCAAATCGACGAATCACCGTTTCCGCGTCGTGACATTCTTCGAGCGCAAGCAAAGCACGCTTCATGAACAAGTGGCTGACCTGTGACGATAAAAAAGCGCAGCTTGATACCGCGAGAGGTAGATGACTTCTATCGCACGCCGTACTGGTGCACCGATGCGCTTTGCCGCGTCGAGCAGTTTGACGGAGGCGTTTGGGAACCGGCATGCGGCGACGGCGAGATAAGCGAGGTCTTACGGTGGTACGGCTACGAAGTCACCAGTTCGGATTTGATAAGCAGGGGATACGGATGGACTGCCGATTTTCTTGCGTTCCGTAATCTTCAAATTCCGCCGCAGCACCCGAACGTCGTCACAAACCCGCCTTACCGGCTGGCCGAGGATTTCGTTCACGCTGCACTCGCGATGCGGTCGCCGAAAGTCGCGATGTTCCTCCGGCTCGCTTGGCTGGAAGGAGGTCGCCGCAAAGCCTCCATATTTGACCGTACGCCGCCGTCGCGAGTTTGGGTGATGAGCAACCGCCCGACGCTATGGACTGGTTCAGGAGGGTCAGATAAGACGACCGGCGGCGCCATACCGTATGCTTGGTTTGTATGGGATCGGAAGCACGTCGGGCCGACTACGGTAGGATGGCTGTCACGGTCGCCAAATTTGGCGCTGGCGACCCTTTCGCTTGGCCGGGCGCTCGACAGGATGACCAGGGAGCTTCATGGCTTCTGTGCTTAAATCTGCGCCTCTCGAAAGCGCAATAGAGGCCGAGGCCGTGCGTCGAGCGCGCCGCGACGGCTGGCTTGCGATCAAGCAGGGCGGCGCGATGACCGGCAATAAGCGAGGCTGGCCGGATCGGCTGTTCATCCGGCTCGGGGTGTACATTTTTGTGGAGTTCAAACGACCAGGCAATAGCCTGACGTTGATACAGGAAAAGCGCCACGCCGAGTTGCGTGAACAGTTATGCGCAGTATATGTCTGCTGGTCGGCGGATGAGTGCGACGAATATCTAAGAAGAGAAAGGCCCGGTAGCAACTATTTTCCAGGTTGTGAGGATCTATGAATAGTAGAGCACAACTTAAGCCTTATCAGCTAACCGCCGTCGAGTTCATGCGCAATACTGCGTTCTGCGCTCTTTGGTTAGATATGGGCCTCGGAAAGACCGTCTCTGTTCTCACGTTACTTGTCGATATTCTTTCCGAACAGGAGGTGAACAAAGTTTTGATCGTCGCGCCGTTGCGGGTCGCTCTGCAAACTTGGCCGACCGAGATAGGAAAATGGCAACACACGCGCAAACTGAGTTTCACGGTGGTTCGTGCGACAGGCGAAGAAAGTGAGGTGGCCGACGCGCGGGACGTGTGTAAGTCCGCATGTCGCCGGCTCGGTTTGTCATTGCGCCATGCCGCGCGCCTTATGGGCAAGGTGCAGACACAAGCCGAAAAGGATGTCCTCTTGCGCCTTCTCAGCGAAAAGACGCCTATCCACATAATCAACCGAGAAGCCCTGCCTTGGCTGGTCAGGCTGTTCGGCCGGAAATTTCCGTACGATATGATCGTCTTCGATGAGTCGAGCGGGTTGCGCGATCACAAGAGCGACCGCGTACGCTCCATGCTTTATGTTCGGAAGTTTCTCAAGCGAATGGTGCAGCTTACCGGCACGCCAGCGCCGGAGACGTACCTCGACTTGTTCGCGCCGACGTATCTTCTCGACGGCGGCGCCCGGTTTGGTCGAGCCGTGACGCCTTATCGCGAGCAGTATTTCACACAGAACCCGTTCACCCGTGGCTACACTCTTCGCCCCGGAGCAAAAGACCAGATAATCGCAAAGCTTGACGGCATCGTTTTGCCGATGAAAGAGCAAGACTATTTGCCGCCGCGCGAGGTGGTATATGTGGATAGGTTTGTGGAAATGACGGAAACGGAACAACTTCGCTACGACAGACTTCAAACTGAGTTTATTCTTGACCTGACCGACGGCTTAGAGCTTGAGGCCGACAACGCTTCGGTGCTTGCGCAAAAACTTTTGCAGTTTGCGAGTGGTGCCGTTTATGATACCCAGCGCCGCGTGCATCACATCCACAATCACAAGATCGACGCGCTCAAGGATATCATAGATGAAAGCCAAGGCCAGCCGATCATTGTTGCGTACTGGTTCAACCATTCGCTGCCGCGCCTCAAGCGGGCATTTCCGCACGGGCAGGCGATGGACAAGCGCGGCGAATTGCAACACGACTGGAACGCCGGGAAAATTCCGCTGCTATTTATGCAGCCTGGCAGCGGCGGACACGGCCTCAACTTACAGGATGGAGGGAGCATTATTGTATGGTTCGATACGTGCTATCCTCTTGAGCTTTATTTGCAGATGAACAAGCGGCTCGACCGCCAGGGACAGAAAAAAGCGGTCAAGATTTTTCACCTCATAACGGCGAACACCGAAGATCAAAAGATCGTTCCGCGTCTCAAGCGCAAAGAGTCTGCTCAAAATTATCTGTTTGCCCGATTGAAATACCTTCGTGACAAAGCAAGAGGACAACATGCCAGCCGCTAAACTGATGAGCGAACCCGTCAAGGAAATGCTCGACGGGGGCTTTACGGTGTCAGAGATTGCCAGGGCGTTCCGCATGAACCCGGCCACGGTACGGGATCGCGTGGCGAACGTGCGACCGCACGGCAAGCGGGAGGAACGTAAAACTTACTTGTTGAGAGACGTGGCCAAATATCTGGTTCCTGTTCCCGAAGAGCAAGTACACCGGGTCATGCGAATGAACCATATGGACCTGCCGCCGATGCTCAAGAAAGAGTACTGGATTGGTCAGTCAAACCGCCTCAAGGTCCGCGAGCAAGAGGGCGAGCTATGGAACACGCAGAGCGTGCTTGACTATGTTGGTGAAGCGTTCAAAACTATACGCATGGAAATCCAGCTAGCGGCCGACCGCCTTGAGCGCGAGACGGAGCTAACGGACCGTCAACGCGAGGCCGTCAAATCACTCATGGATGGCATGATGGAGTCTATTCGTGCAAATCTTACCCGTATCTTCGCGGCAAAGCGCCGCGACCCTGCTGGAAAGCCGGGGGGCGCTACCGAAGAGTTCACAACCGTCCAAGACGCAATCAGGGACCTTTGAAACTCTCGCCGACCTGTTTCTGCAACTCGCCGAGCTATTCGCGCCGCCGGAGCGCATCACGGTTTCTCAGGCGGCGGAAAAATACGTCACCATAAACCAGCCAGGCGCCTATGTGGGGCGATATCTCAACAGCATGGCACCTTACATGGTCGAGCCGGCTGACACGCTGACAGCGCGCGAATTTGAGGGTTTGATTTTTGTTGGTCCCGCGCAGTCGGGCAAGACGCAAAGCCTCATCCTGAATTTCCTCGCTTACAGCGTTATCGTTGATCCGATGGACATGGCGATTTTCTCGCCGACGATGACGATGGCCCGCGATTTCAGCATTCGGCGCGTGGATCGTTTGCACCGATTCAGCCCCGAGGTCGGCAACAAGCTTTTGCCTGACCGTGACGCCGACAACAAGTATGACAAGAGCTACCGGAGCGGCACCTATCTGACCCTCGGGTGGCCGACCGTAAGTCAGTTTGCCGGTCGGCCGATTGGGCGTCTCATGCTTACGGACTACGACCGGATGCCCGACGATATTGAGGGCGACGGCAACCCGTACGACTTGGCCAGCAAGCGAGCTACCACGTTCGGTAGTTTTGCCATGACGCTGGCGGAATCGTCGCCGAGCCGGGCGCTCGAATCACCAAAATGGATTTCCACCTCGCCGCACGAAGCTCCACCAACAAAGGGCATTCTCGCTCTCTATAATCGAGGCGACCGGCGGCGGTTCTACTGGCCTTGCAAGCACTGTTCGCACTGGTTTGAAGGCAACTTCAAGCACCTTCAATTCGACGCAAGCTTGTCGCCCGCTCAGGCCGGCGCAAAGGCCGTGATGCTGTGCCCAAGTTGTGGGGGTCGCATCACCTTCGATGACCGGCAATACATGCTGGAAATCGGCGTGTGGCTTCGTGATGGGGAGTACATTCGCGACGGACAAATTCAGGGGGAAGGTCGCCATAGCCGAATTGCATCTTTCTGGCTTAACGGGGTGGCCGCTTCGTTCATATCCTGGGCAAAGCTTGTTTCTATTTATCTCGACGCGACGGCCGACTACGAGAAGACCGGAAGCCAGGAAGCACTCAAGAAGTTCTACAACAACGATCTAGGCGAGCCTTATATTAACAAGTCAAGTGAGTTGGAAAGGTTGCCCGAAGTGCTGAAATCCCGCGCGTTCAAGTTGCCCGAACGTGAGGTGCCCCCGAATGTTCGTTTTCTCATTGCCGCAATAGACGTGCAAACGAATATGTTTGTGGTGCAGGTCTATGGCGTGTTGCCTGGTGCGCCGTTCGACCTTGCGGTTATCGACCGATATAACATCTACAAATCAAAACGGTTCGATGGCGACGGCGATGCGCTTTGGTGCAAGCCTGGAACCTATCTTGAAGATTGGGATTTGATAACGGAACAAGTCCTTAATAGGTCCTACCCGCTGTCAGACGGGAGCGGGCGTCTCATGAAGATAAAAATGACCGCATGCGACTCAGGCGGTCGAGACGGCGTGACGGTGAACGCCTATAATTACTGGCGCAAGCTGAAAGATGAGCGTTTGTCTGCACGGTTTTATCTGGTCAAGGGCGAAGGTGCTAGCGGCAAGCCTAGGGCCGTCATCGGGTACCCGGATAGCTCGCGTAAGGACCGGCTGGCTGGCGCGCGAGGTGACGTGCCCGTTCTCTTCCTCAATTCGAACATTTTGAAAGACGATGTGCTCGGTCGGCTCGACTGCACCGTTCCGGGCAAAGGTATGTTGCTCATGCCCGACTGGCTGCCGGATAGCTTTTTTGTTGAGCTTTGCGCCGAAACACGGAGCGCCGACGGGTGGGCAAAACCGGGCAAGACTCGCAACGAAGCATGGGATTTGACCTATTACGCTTTGGGCCTTCTCGTTTCGCCTATCATCCGAATTGAGCAAATCTTGTGGACCGACCCGCCCTCGTGGGCTAGACCTTGGGATGAGAATGACCTAGTAACGAAACCCGACGCGAAAGAAAGATTTGCGTCTCCCGTAAATGTGAGCTATGACTTGACAGCATTAGGTAAAAGTTTGGCTTAAAGGAAACACTTCCGATGCCGTGGTACGGCCAAGCGCCTTGGCAAACTCCGCTCCCTGGAACGTTCACGACAACTCAGTTGCAGGCTATGTTGACCGACGCGCAGACGCAGTATCATGCGCTCGTTACTGGTCAGCAGCCTTCGGTGATCGTTGACCAGAACGGCGAGCGTATTCAATACACCTCGGCGAACCGGAACGATCTTTACCAGTATATTCAGGGTCTTATCGGTCAGCTTGAGTCCGCGGCGAACCCACGTCTCGCTTGTGAGGATCGGCCTGGTCCTATGAGGTTCCTGTTTTGACAACCGCAGTAACGGTTTACGAAGCGTCAAAGCAAGTTGAGGCTTTCGGCGGCGGACTCGAAGGCGCGCAGTTTTCGAGCCGCGAAACTGCGCGCTGGAATCCGAGCCTCCTAAATCCCGACGGCGTAATAAACCTTGTCAAGCTGACCGCCGACGCGCGCGGACGGGACACGGTTCAAAACGACGGCTATGCCCTCGGCGCCGTCAACGTTTTGCGCGACTCGATTGTCGGCGCCCAATATCGCCTGAGCGCGGCGCCTGTCTGGCAAATCATTCCGGGCGCCTCGGAAGCATGGGCCGACGAGTTTCAGCAAGTGGCCGAAGCAGCCTTCACGCTGGCAGCGATGTCGCCCGATGCGTGGTTTGACGCGGCCGGCGTGAATGATTTTACCTCACAATGTCGCTTGGCGGTCGCAAGCTTTTGTATGTCGGGCGAGGTCACAGCCACGGCCGAATGGGATAAGGACCCGCTGCGTCCTTTTCGTACGTGCGCGCTCATGTTCTCGCCGGATCGCCTAAGCAATCCCGACGGCCGGGCAGACACCTACAACCTTCGGCGAGGCGTATTCAAAAACGACAAAGGCAAGCCGCTTCAGTACGCGGTCCGGAACGGCGACCAGTTTGCTTTATACCCGTCGCCTTCCAATTACACTTGGACAATTGTTCCGGCGAAAACGAAATGGGGCCGGCGCCAGTTCATCCACATCCAAGAGCAGCTTTTTCCCGACCAGTCGCGCGGCATCGCCGACATGGTTTCGGTTCTTAAGCAGCTTCGCATGACTCGGCAGTTTCAAGACATCGTTTTGCAGAACGCCGTCATAAATGCGAGCTACGCCGCCGCAATCGAAAGTGAGTTGCCCGACAGCGTTCTGGCCACGGCGCTCGGCGCCTACGCCCACGGACCGGTCGGCGCGGGCCTCAATGACCTGTATGGCCTCTATATGACGGGCCTAAACAGCTACCTTGAGGGCGCCAAAAACATTGCCATAGATGGTGCCAAGGTGCCCCATCTTTACCCCGGCACTAAGCTCAATATGAAACCCATCGGCACGCCTGGTGGCGTTGGTGCGCCGTTTGAGGCTTCCCTTTTGCGCCACATCGCGGCCGGCTTGGGCGTGAGCTACGAGGAATTGAGCCGCGACTATAGCCAGGTCAGCTATAGCTCGGCGCGCACTTCGGCGGCGAACACAGAGAAGAGCACGCGGGCGAAAAAGAAGATCGTCGCCGACCGTTGGGCGAATGAAATTTATTCGCTTTGGCTTGAAGAACAGTGGATGGCAGGTCGTCTGCCGATGCCGCCCGGCGCCGACAAGACGCTGTTCTACATGCCGCTCATGAAAGAGGCGTTTTGCCGAGCGCTTTGGATCGGCTCGGGTGCCGGCCAGATTGACGAATTGAAAGAAACGCAAGCCGCGATTCTCAAGGTGCAGTCGGGCCTGAGCACGTACGAGGCGGAAATTTCCAAGCTCGGCGGCGACTACCGCGAAATGTTCCGCCAAGCGATACGGGAGCAGAAGATGATTCGCGAGGGCAAGCTTGAGTTTCTTTTGACGGCGAAACGGCCACTCGGCGCGCAGACACCTCCGCAAGACGCGGCATCGGAAGGATCGTAAAAATGCCAAAGCAAGACGCCCTTCTCGCTGCCGCATCACTGCAAGCCAAGCCGATCCTAGCCGATGACTTTTTTGCGGCCGGCGCGGGTGACGGGCGATCCGCCATGGTTGACGCGCTCCATGCGCTCGCCGAGGCCGACGTGACGGCGGAAATCGAAGCGTTCATTTCGACCAAGCTGCTTCTCGTAGCGAGCTATGGTTTGGTCGCCGCGTCGAGCGACAAACCATTCGCCTTCGGTCAAACGCGCTCCGGTAAGGGCGTGGCCGTCATTCCTGTTTGGGGAATGCTCATAAATCGTTTTCCATATTCATTCGGATATGTCACCGGGTACAACTTCATTCAAAGTCAGTTGCGTGCGGCACTCGCCGACGATGACGTTGACATGATCGCGTACGACGTGAATAGCGGCGGCGGGATGTTCATGGGTTGCGATGAGCTTGCGGCCGAGGTGTTCGCGTCTCGTGACGCAAAGCCGAGCGTGGCCTTGGTTGACGCCTACGCGGCAAGTGCTGCATATTATGTTGCATCTTCGGCCACAAGAATGTATGCGACTCCTACTGCCGGAGTCGGTAGCATTGGCGTATTGGGAGTCCGAATGGACTTTTCTGGTGCGCTCGACAAGATGGGAATTAAGGCCAACGTTGTCTATAAAGGTGCGAACAAGCTTGACAGCAACCCGCTTGTTCCCTTTTCCGACGAAGCTAAAGCGAGGTGGCAAGCAGATATCGACAATGCTTATGGCATGTTTGTTTCGGCGGTATCGCGAAATCGGGGCATGGACCCGGAGGACGTGAGAAACACTGAAGCGTCTATGTACAATCCGACCGATGCGGTTCAACTCGGTTTGATAGACGGCATTGCGGCAGCCGGTGCGGCACTCATGCAGGCGATGAAAGTCCTACTGCCTGACGATCCGAACGAAGGCGGTGGCCGGGACGATGACCCTGCCGAAGACGACGAAGACGAAGACCCCAATGACCCCGACGGAGAAATGGAAATGGCTTTGACACCGGAACAAAAAGCGGCACGCGAGAACGTCGATGCCGCATTGACTGCCGAGCGCGCCCGCGTCTCCGGCATCTTGAATTGCGAAGAGGCCAAGCAGCGCCCGGCGCTCGCGCAGTTCTTCGCGACGAAAACGACAATGAGCGTGGAAGACGCTCAGGCGGCGCTCAAGGTCGCCGCCGTCGAAACCCCTTCCGTTGCCGCTTCCGGCGCTGCTGGTGCATCCGTGACCGGCGCGGCGGGCAATCTGCTTGACGCGGCTATGACCAATACGCCAGCCAGCGGCGTGAAGGTCGGCGCGGGCGGTTCAAACACCGAGACGCTTTCCATGGCCGAGCAGATCATGCAGGCGCAAGACCTGGCGACGGGTACGACCAGCTTGTCCGATCACCGCAAGCGCCGCTCCGCCGTCTCGTAAACAAGACTGGCCGGATGATCCGGCTATAATCGAAAGGATTATCCGATGAGTGATTCCTACTACACGACACAGGGCGACAGTGGCGGCCCGCCGTATGATACCGCAGCCGGCACCCTCGACACGCCGATGTGGTACCTGCCGCCAGTCGCCGCCAGCGGCGGGTATGGCAGCTTTGCGCCGATGCAGGTATGGGCTGGCCCGGCGGGCTCGACCAGCGACGACACGATTGCGCAGCTTGGGCCGATTGCCGCTTTCGCTGTACTCGGTCGCCGTGCCGATGGGAAGCTGGTACCGCTCGACCCCTACTCGCGTGATGCCGCCGGCACGGCCGTCGCAACCGGCACGATCACGTTTTCCGGTGCGCCTGCTGTGAACGATACCGTAACAATCGGCGGCACGGTTGTCACGTTTATCGCCAATGGCGCGACTCCGGTCGGGAACGAAATTGCGCTCGCGGCAACACCGACCGCCGCAGGTACAGCCGAACAGCTTTACGATTTCATTTCGGCCAACGCCGCCGCGTTTCCAACGATTCAGCCGACCCTGCAAACCGATGGCGGAACGGCCGTGGAAATTGAGGCCAACACGCCGGGCACGGGTGGCAACGCCATTACGCTTGCGAAGTCGAGCACGGCCATCACCCTTTCGGGTGCCACACTGTCCGGCGGCTCGACCACGACGGCCGAGCCTGCGCCGGAAAGCCGGCCCGTCGCTGTGCTGGCTGCGCCCATCGACTCTACGCTGGGTGACGTGCAAGCGCCCATCTACATTTCCGGGTGCTTCAACTACCAGATTCTTCTCTGGCCCCCCGGTGTTACGACGCTGTTGCAGATGAAGCAGCTTCTCGACGCGACCAAGATGTCTTGCCGGGCGCTCAAGTAAGCGACGGGACTCAACTCACTTTGACCGCCGCTTGAAAGGGCAATCTAATGGATATCTTCGACACGCTTACCCTCATCCCCGTTTTGAGGGTGCAGAAGCCGCCGACCACGTACTGGCTTGACAACTTCATGAAGCAGACGATCACGTTCGACTCGGAGGAAATTTTCTTCGACGTGATCGTTGAATACCGCCGCCTCGCCCCGTTCGTTTCGCCGAACGTCCAAGGCCGAGTCATGAAGGAAACCGGGTTCTCGACCAAGACGTTCCGGCCGGCCTACGTCAAGCCCAAGCATGTGCTCACGCCGCAGCGCGCGATTCCGCGCATGGCCGGCGAGCAGATCGGCGGCAGCATGAGCATGGAGCAGCGCCTTATGGCCCTGGTTGCATTTAACCTGCAACTGGAAAAGGAAATGACGATGCGGCGTTGGGATTGGATGGCTTGCCAAGCCATCACAACCGGCTTTGTGACCGTCGCGGGCGACGACTACCCGACCGTCACCGTCGATTTCGGGCGTGACCCAAGCCTTGATATTGTGTTGACGGGCGCGGCCCTGTGGTCGGCGCCGACCACGGCCAATCCGCTCAATGACATTGACGACGCGCGCATTACGGCGTTCAACTTGTCGCGCCAGCCGATCAATCGGCTGACCTTCGGCCTTGAAGCCTGGTACTACTTCAAACAGGCGCCCGGCGTGCTGCAAACCCTCAATGACTTCTTCCGGGGTTCGGCGAGCGTCTTCAACACCGTAACGAGCGAGCCGGGTCCGTACGAATACAAGGGCAGCTTGTCCGGCTTCAACGGCTCGGGGCAACTCGACCTTTGGACGTACAACGACTATTACGAGGACGATAACAACAATTCGGTCCTGTACATGCCCACGAATGTCGTGATCGGTACGGGCAATGGCATGGAGGGATTTCGCGCGTTCGGCGCGATTCAGGATATCCAGGCCGGTCTTGTCGCGACCGACATGTACCCGAAGATGTGGGATAAGGAGGACCCGAGCGTCCGCATGATGATGACGCAGAGCGCGCCGCTCATGATTCCGAAGCAGCCGAACGCCAGTTTCACGCTGACCGTCTGTTAATTCCGCAAAGTCACTTTGGAGTTTCTACGATGGCCCTCAACATGAAAACCTTGATCGTCCGGCGCGGTATCCGCGTCGTGCGGGAAATCAATGGAGCGTATCACACGGTTGCGCCCAAGATCGGCGAGCCGTTCGATTTCACGCCCGAAGAGGTCAAGCATCTGCAACGCAACCACCCGAACCATACCCGGATGCCGCGAAACGAGAACGCGCCCACGTTCGTTACGCAGCCGACAGGTCCAAGCGACAACGTGCTCGACAAGCCGACGCAAGACCGCATTCCCGATGTCAACACGGGCGAGCCGGTCGCCAAGGCGAGTCCGGACATTTCCGGTCGGGTCGGCGCGGCGCGGGAGGTGGTCGAGGCCAAGACGCCTGTGCGGGCTGCGTCAACCCTGCGGACGCCGCCTCCGGCGGTAGCCAGGGCGGCAGGAAAGCCCGCACAGGCCGTTGACGACCTGTAAGCATGTCCGGCGCCTCTTTCCTTCCTTTGCCGGATTGGGGCCAACGGCGGGCATCTATGCGGGCGGCGGTTCACGCCGCTTTCGCTGTGCCTGCCGTGTACCTGTCCGGGGGATCGGGAGGAAGCTACACGCCGAACCCGAACACGTTGCACGTACGTTGGCATGGCAAGATGATGGCCGAGGTGGGCAACCTTGATTCAGCCGGTTACGCGCAGATTTTCGAGAATGTCGATACGCTCGTTTTTTCGCAAAGTGAGTTGTCGCTTTACGATATCACACTCAAGAAAGTTGACGCTTTTCTGCTTACCGATTATTCGCAAGCGTTCGTTCTCGACAGCCTTGTTCCGGCCAACGGCCCGGTGAACGTGACGTGGAACGTCACGAGAGTCGATCCGACTTCCGACTTGTTCGCGTCTCTTATGATGGCGGCGACAGGCGGCGGTAGCTCCGGTGGAGTTATGGCAGGATGAGCGTCAATGTCAGCTACAGCTTTGACGGCTTCAAAAAGTATCTCGACGCGGCGCCCGCTGCGGCGACGACTGCCATGCGTATTGCGCTGAATTTTGCGGCCAAGAAAGCGCAGTCGAAGTCGATACCGACCGAAATTCAAAAGCAGGTTGCGTTTCCGGCCGGCTATCTGGATACGCCGGGCCGTATCGAAATCGACAACCTCGCAAGCGACGATAATCTCATGACGGTTATCAGCGCCAGAGAACGCCCGACATCGCTGGCGCGTTTCGTGACGACAAGCTTGGCGATTTGGAAGCCGACGGGCAAGAAAGGGGATCGCCATAACGTCGGCCTCCTGGTGCAACCTGGCAAGCCCCACACGCTCAGGCGCGCGTTCTTTCTTCGGCTCAAGAAAGGGCCGGATGAAGTTTCGGCGGACAGCTTCAACGTCGGCCTCGCAATACGTTTGGAACACGGCGAGGTGTTATCGCACCGGACCCTCGGTAACACCGGACTTGAAATGAAAGACAATCCCGGAGTGTTCATTTTGTACGGCCCATCGGTCAAACAGGCTTTCGTCGGCGCGCTCGACGCGGGCGCGCTTGACGATGTGACCGACACGCTCGAAAGCGAGTTTTACAGGCAGTTCGCCTTGCGTGTTGACGGAACAGTGTGATGGCGATTACAACGTTGTCACGTCAGTTCGATATTCTGTCTGCGCTGACCACGCAATTGCAGGGCATAACCCCGCAGAACGGGTTTGCTTACGACCTGAGTGCTGCGGTCTTCCGGGGGCGCACTGTGTTCGGCGACGCCGATCCGCTGCCTTGCCTGTCCATCCTTGAGGCGCCACGGCCCGGCGTTGAAGTGGTCGCCGATACCGAAATGGTGAAGCGCAAGACCGAATGGGAGTTGCTGATTCAAGGCTGGGCCGTAGATGATAAATGGAATCCTCTTGATCCGGTCTACCCGCTAAAAGCCAGCGTCGAATACCAGCTTGCCCGTGCGGCGGCTACCGATCCAAACAGCGGCCTTCCCGCTTTTCCCGCCGAGTTTCGGCTTGGCAAAGTCGTTTCAACAGGCACATGGCGAGTCGCTGCCATGAAGATCGGGCCAGGCGTTTGCCGGCCGCCCGACGGCAAGCTATCGTCTCGCGCGTTCTTCTATCTTCCGCTCACAATCGAGTATATGGAAGACCTGCTAAACCCGTTCGTCTAGGAGTTCGAAATGTCGGAAAGCCTTTCAAATTTCAACTATGTTGTCGGTCGGGGCAGGGTCTTCTTCGCGCCGTTCCTCGCCGGTACGATGACGCCTGGTCCCGAGGGCTATTTCGGGAATACACCGAGTCTCGAATTGACTCAAGCCACCACGGACCTGAAACATTACAGTTCCGAGGCCGGGCTGAAAGTGCAGGATGGCGCGGTCACGCTTGAGCGCAATATCACAGCGCAGTTCGCGTGTGACAATATCAGCCCGTCGAACCTCGCCCTCTGGTGGGGTGCCACGTCAAACCCTGTCAACCAAGCGGCGACCGTTTCGGCAGCCACGCAGCAGTTCACCGTGCAGCCGGGGTACTGGTACCAGATCGGTTCAACGGCGAATAGTCCGCTGGGCCTGTCCAATCTGGCCAGCGTGACATACGCGGGCGTCGAAGAGGTTGACGCGACGGGAACCGTTACGTTCACCGCGCAACCGGCCGTGAATGATACCGTCACAATCGGCGGCAATGTCATTACGTTCGTGGCAACCGCGCCTGGTGCCGCACAAGTCGAGCTTGGTGGCAACTACGCCGGCACCGCGCAGGAATTCTTGCAGTACGTCAATGTGAACAGCGCGCAACTCGGCGTGTCCGCCAGCGGCGCGGGTGCCGTCATCACGCTCAATTCCAACGTGTACGGCACGGCCGGCAACGCCATCACCCTGGCCAAATCCAGCGCCGGCATCACCGTGTCCGGTGCGACGCTGACCGGCGGCACGTCGGGCACGAGTCAAGCTCTTGTTGAGGGTGTTGACGTTCAGACCGACTTGCAGGGCGGCCGGTTCCAGGTTCTTACGACGGGCGGTGTGCAACCGAATTCGGTTATCACGGCCACGTACGAGCTTGCGGCGGCTGCAACCGATATCGTCATCACCAACGAAATCGACATCTACGGCGCGCTTCGTTTCGTGGCCGACAACCCGGTCGGCACCAATACCGACTACTATTTCCCGTACGTCAAGTTGCAATCGTCCGGCAACTTCTCGCTCAAGGGCGACGCTTGGCAGACGATGACGTTCCAGGGCGAGGTGCTGAAAATACCAGGCTCGACCTTGCAGCGTGTCTATTCCCGCCAGCGGCCAGGCACCGGCGAGGGGAATTAGCACATCATGCCGCTTTCGGATTTTAGGCCGGAGAAAGCGGAAGTTGAGTTCACGGGCGGCTCGTTCTATGTGCGCGGGCTGACCTTGAACGATCTTTCCGAGTTGATATCGCAACACCTCAATGTTGCGACGATTCTGCTCACGAGGTGGCAGGAGCTTGGTCAGAACCAAGACTTCCTGCTTACCGCCGTACACGACGCGCCGATGCTGTGTTCGCATGCGTTGGCGCTTGCGAGCGATGAGCCGGAAGCGTTTCAACAGATACTAAAATTGCCGGCGCCCGTCGCGCTCGACGGCCTACAGAAGACGCTCAAACTCACTTTTGAGTCGGTAGGTGGCGCGGGAAACGCATTGGCCATTATGGCAGCGATCGTGAGAAGCGCGCAAAGGTCGACCGCCATAATGGCAAACGCCGCAGAGTAAAAAAGCCTACCGTCGAAGACTACTACCACGGTATCAGGCGAGACGTATCTCTCTTGCTATCCGAGGGCCACCAGTCGGCTCGGTTGTACCCGATTTGGATGGTATGGCAGGAGGCACGGACGGTACGAGAAAGGTATGTTGACAAGGCTTCGACCGAAGCCGTTTTGATGCAGGCGGTCATCGGCAGTATTTTTGCCGGTTCCAAGATTCTAAACGAGGCGTTGGAAAGGTTGCGGGACGATGGCGGGTAACAGTTCGCGCACCTCTACCTTTACGCTCGACGCAAAGAACAACGTCTCGCGTCCTTTCGCGGAAGTGGCTGCTTCGGTAGACGCCCTCTCGGCCAAACTCACTTTGCAAGCCGAAGCGGCCACGAAAGCTGAAATCAAATCCGGTGAGCTTTATACGACCATAGACAAGCTGACCAAAGCGCAACAAGCTCTTGCTTCGCAAAACGCGCTCGCGGAAAACTTTAAGAACCAATCCGAAGCTGTAGAAGCTGCCAGCCAAAAACTGCAACAGGCGCAAGAGAAGCTAGAATCGTTTCGGGCGAAGCAGGGTACGGCCGCTGCGGCGGTCAAGGGTTTCGCCCGTGACATGAAATCGGCCGAGAACGGCGTATTGAACGCGCAGAAAGCGTTTGATAGAGCGACCGGACGCCTGACAACGCTGCAACAGAAGCTTGAGGCCGTTGGCGCGGACACGAAAAACCTTGAGTCTTTTCAACTCGGTTTGGCCGAGACGTTCGAGAGGACTTCTGAGTCTCTCGCCGTCGCCCGCGAAGCGTACGAGAATTATGATGAGAATGTGCGGAAGCACAATGCGACGCTCAAGGCTGCCTCAGATGCGGCAAAGCAAGCCGAAGCGTTCGACAGGGCCTACGCGGCGGCGGTTGAAGAAGATGCCGAGCGCATAGACAATGCCTACAAGCAGGCGGTTGCGATCAACAAGCAGCGGGATGCTGCGGCTCGCGAAACTTTTGAACAGCAGATGGCGACGCTCGACGCGGAAGTTCAAGCTGTGTTGCGAGCCGAAGCGATCCGCGAAGAGGCCGACGCCGAGAATGCCGCGCGCGATGAAGCCGCGCTAGCCAAAGCTCAGAAGCTCGCCGCTGCTCAGGCCAAGGCCGAGGAAGATAAGGCGCGCACAATAGCGCAGTTTAATTCAAATCTCGCCGCGCAGATTGAAGCCGAGAATCAGAAACGATATGAAGCTGACTACAAGCTGGCGCAAGAGATAAACGCGAACAAGGACGCGCTCGCTCGCGAATCCTTCGACCGCGAAATAGCGTTGCTCGACGCCGAAGTTGAAGCCGTTCTAAGCCTTGATCGCGCCCGCGCCGAGGCCGAGGCCGAGAATGAACGGCGGGACCGCGCGGCCACGATGGAGGCCGAGAAGCAGGCGAAAGCTCGGCAAAAGATCGCCCGCGACCTGCTGTATGAGCAGGTTCGCCAAAACCGCGCGCAGAAACCCGCAGGAATGAACGGAGAGGGCGGCGAGGAAGGGGGCGAGGGTAGTGAAGGCGGCGGACCAAAAGGGGCGCTAGGGCTGCGTCCCTACGAATTGCAGGAGCTTGGATACCGGATCAAAGACATTATTGACCAGCTTGGCGCCGGATCAAGCATAACCCGCGTTATCGCGCAGCAGGGCGCGGCGACCGCCAGTATCTTCATGCGAGAGGCCGGTCAGCTTGTCGCGTACCTGCCGATCATCGGCGCGGGTGCTGCGGCGGTCGCCTTGCTCGCGGCGGCGTTCTACCGGCTCAACGAAAGCGCCAGGTCACTGCGCGAGTTTAACGCCGAGCTTATGGTTAGCGTAGACGGCGCCAAATACAGCGCCGACGCCCTTGTGGCCGACCAGCGCGCCATACAAGACCTGGGCAACGGGTTTAAGGAATCCGGCGACGCTATACGCGAGTTTATGGAAAAAGGGCTTCGGCCTGATGAGTTTGAGCGGTTCGCTAAAACGGCCACGATGGTTAGCCGTGTGTACGGCACAGCCTTTCCCGAGGCCGTGAAGGAAACAACGGCGGCGTTTACCGGAAATTACGAAGCTATTACGAAGCTTGACGACAAATATGATTTTTTGACGGCGGCGCAACGGGAGCAAATTCGCAACCTGTATGAGCAAGGTCGAGGCGCCGAAGGTGCTGCAATGGCCTTCGACCTGTATTCCGACAAGGTAGACAAAGCGGCGAAGCAGGCGGACGGTCCTTTCGCTGTAGCTCTGCGCGACGCCAAACTTGCTTTAGACTTGTTCCTTGACGACTTCAACCATTGGGCTGGCGTAGACACGCTGACCACGAAGTTGAGCAGTTTGACGGGCACGCTGCAAAATCTCGAAGCCCGGCTTAAATCGTACCGTCAAGCGGCATCTGAGGTAGACCCGGAGACGGGCCAGAGCCGCGACGAATTGAAAAGCAACATCGAAGGGCAGAAGGCTGCACGCGCCCGGCTTGAAGACATGCGGGACCGGGCGCAGCGAACCGGCGCACCCCCGCAAATTCAGGATAACATCAAAGCGCAGCTTGCCGAGGTCAAGGCCAATCTCAGGGACCTCCAAGGCGCATATGAGCGCGTACAGCGTGCTGCCCAAGCGCAAGGTGTGGCTTCTGCTGCGGCGGCAGAGAAGACCGCCAAGGGCCTCGGTATGGCGACCGAAGCACAGCGCAAGCAGATTGCCGACTATCTTCACGATTTGCAGCTAGAAGACGAAGCCAGGGAAAAGAACAATTCTAAAGCGCGTCTTGACTTGGCGTACAAGCAAGCGGTCGAGGCCGCACAGGCTAAGCTCGGCACCGGCACCCGTGAGCAAGACTTGGCCGCGCAGAAGGCCGGCGACATTGCCCGCGCGGCCGAGCAAGAGCGCATAAACGAGCAGCTACGACGCAAAGAGGAAGGCTTGCAGCGCGAGCTTGCCGGCCTCGTGGCCGAAGGCGACAAGTCCATGACGGACAGCCTGCAAGCTCGGCTCGACGCGATTACGGAGCGATATTCGGCCACCTATGAAAAAGTCAAAGACTTGCAGGCGCGCGGCGGCGGCAGGGTACCCGACGGCAAAGGCGGCTCAATGAGCTTGGATGAATTCAAAGCTCAGGAAGAGGCCAATGAGCAATTGCTCAAGCAGCAAGAGGAAATGAAATTTGACGAAGAAGAATTGACGAAGCTGACGCAGCAACGTGACGCCGCGCTCAAGCAGATAAACGACGACGTGAAAGCCGGCAACATCACGGGATTGCAGGGCTATGCAGCCGCGCAAGTCGAGGTGGCCAAGATCGCACCGAAAATCAAGCAGCTTGCCGACGATGCGTTGCGGTTCGCGCGCAATCTCGGCAGCGCCCATGCGGGGCCGACCCTTGACGCCTTCGTTGACAAATTCAATCGCGCTATCGGAAACGACGCCACGAAAGGAACCGAGGCTGGCGGTCCCGTAGCCAAGAGCGGGCAGGAGTTGGCGAACACGGAGATTGAAAGAGCAAACGATATAATGAAGACTCGCAACGATTTGCAGGAGGCATACGGCGAGCTTGTGACTAAAGGAATCATAACTGAGCAAGAGGCCGAAACTAAGTTGAAGGCCAACTACGCGCAAACCGATGCGGCGTTGCAGATGGCCATAAAGAATGCGCAAGACCTTGTGAAAGCCCTGCAAGCGGCAGGCGATACACCCGAGCTTGATCTTCTTGCCGCAAAACTCGCAAAGATCGCCGACAGTTCTAAATACGTTTCCAAGTCCGCCGAGGAAATGAACAAAGAGATTTTGAAGCTCGGCGAGTCCTCCGTCAACAAAGGGCTTGAGGGAATCACCGAACAGCTTGGCAAGGTCATCGCCGGGACCGAAAAGTGGGGCACCGCGCTTCACGGAATTGTTCAAGCCGTCGGCAGCATGGTTTCCAGTTTCTTGATGGGCATTGCGCGAATTTTGTTGAAGCAGCAGGAAGAGCAGGCAGAGCTTATGCTTCTTAAGGCGCTCGGCCTCGGGACAGGCGCAGGGTCGGGCGTCGGGGGATTCTTTTCCAGCATTTTCGGTGGGTCGTCGGGCGCGGCAGAGTCATCGGGCGCGGGCGCGACTGACTACCTGAGCGAAGCCGAAGCGGCCGGAGTCAGCCACGGGGGCGGTTTGGTCGAGCCTGTCATGGGCACAACACGTTTGGTTCATCCTTCGTGGTTTGCGAACGCGCCACGGTACCACAACGGCGGAATGATTGGCTTGGCGCCGAACGAGCAGGCTGCGGTGCTTCAACACGGCGAAGAGGTGTTGACCAAGAGCGATCCACGCAATGCGCTCAATGGCGGCAAAGGCAACTCAATTGCAGGTCAACCGCAAATCAACATGCGCCACATCCTGGTCATGGACCCCGACCTGATACCGCAAGCAATGTTGAGTGCGCGCGGAGAAGAGACAACCATGTCGCACATCAAAAACAACCTGCCAACGCTGCGCCAGCTTCTCAACGTCGGCGGTCGCCGAGTCGGGGGAAGCTGACATGACGCAACCGATACCAGGCACGACTCTTGTCAGCCTAGAGTTTCAGCTTGACGCGGGAATCGGTACCACGAATCCAGTAAACCTGACAGGGTTTACCGAAGACAGCAGCGTTTGTTTCAATGTCACCCGTACGTCAACGCTGGTCTCGTATCCGCTTGGCGCCGTCGGGCCTCTTGATAATTTCGCGATAGGCTACCCCGGCACGGCGCCTGGCGGCGGCGACGATGACACGAATATGGCTACGTCGGTTGTTCTGATAACTGAGAAATGGCAGTGGCCGGATGGCGACGCTTCGGGCGCGCACGGCGCCGGTTACGTTTTAACTATCGTAGAAGTGGGCGGCGTGGCGCCGACGATACAGGAACCACCAGAGACGTACGGAACATATACGACCGGAAGCGGCCAATATCCGGGCGACACGTTTACCACGATGAACAATGGAACGGTGACGGTCACTCGATCCGATTCGACCGGAGTTTACGGTAACGCTACTATCGTAACGCCGAGCGGCACGCAAACATGGCTGGGGGTAAAGTTCGACGCTGCGCGAAGCGACTACGGCTTGCGTTTGGTCAAGGCTGCCAACTCTATTGCCAATACGCTTTGGACAATCGACATTACGGGCGGCCCGGTCGAGACGTTAGCTCTCAACTCAGTTTCACCGACTGCCGGACTTCCCCTTGAGCTTTCTGGATCGAACGCCTTCATCACGGCGGGAACCCTCGCCCTTTCGATAGATGGCGGCAGTTTCACGGTTCTGAGCGAGTTTACGCCGGGTAACTCCTGGACGGCGATAGGACCGGACGCAGCGTACGGCGTGCATACCTTGCAAGTGCAGGATGCGGTCAATACGCAAGTCGTATCGAATATCGTCACATACACGCTTGAAGGCTTAGAGCTTAATCAGGTCACGGCGACCGCAAACGTTGCGCCGCCAATCTCCGGAATCGACTACGAGGTAACGCCGGCGACCGCCTTGCAATACCAAATGCAGGGACAAGGCGCATGGGAAACCGTTTCGAATTTTACGCCGGCAACTTCTTTGGGTGGCACTTGGTACGGCGACGGACCGGCCGAGCCTAATGGCATCTACGTCATGCAGGTTCGCGACAGCAACCGGCCTACGATCACGTCAAACTACATCGAGTATCAGATTGGCCAGGGCGGTCAGACGCTAGAGGACTATCCCGTTTGGAGCGTGCAACCCGACTGGTCGGACGGCATGACCGAACGGCTCGAATGGCTGACCGACGTTTTGCGTAGCACGTCCGGCGCCGAGCAGCGCATACAAATTCGCGTGTCGCCTCGCCGTACTTTCGAAATGAAAACCGTCGTGTTCGGCCCCGAGCGCGCGCTGTACGACTTGGGCCTGAAAGCGCAAGGCACGGCTGACTGGTACGTGCCGCTCTGGTACGACGTGTCACGAATCGGCGCCGCTGTTTCCTCCGGCGGCACTGTCATATCTTTCCCTACAGCCGGGCACGAGTTTTCAGCGGGCAGCATAGCGATCTTGTACCAAACCCCTTTCAGCTACGAGCTATGCCAAGTGACGGCCCTGTCCAGCAACGCCGTCACCCTGGCAAGCGCCCTGCAAAACAACTGGCCTGTGAACACGCGGGTTATGCCCATCATGCGCGCCAGCACGACGGAAGAACCGAAAGCGACCAGGCAAGGCGACAATGCGCTCATTGTTACGGTCGGCTGGCAGAGCAAGACGGCCAACGACTACACGTCGAGCGACTCTGCCGCCGGCACTGATACGTACCAATCTTTTCCGGTGCTCACGGTCGCCCCCGACGAAACCGTAGATATGAATTACGAATTTCAGCGAATCCTAGACACGCTCGACCCGACCATTGGGCTGCGCCTCGTGGCCGACACGGCGGGGTACGGCTTTGGTTCACAACAATATAACTGGTTCACGCAAGGCTACCCGGCGTTGAACCTATTGCGTCAATTCCTCTATGCCCTCGCCGGCAAGCTCAACTTAGTTTGGGTTCCGACATTTTATGAAGACTTGGTGCTAAAACAAGACATCGCGTCGAGCGACGGCACCATTATCGTGCAACAATGCGGCTATACGCTTTTCGGTGGATCGGCGCTGCAAGGTCGGCAAAACATTCGAATCGAAAAATATGATGGCACCTCGCTCTATACGACGATCACCGGAAGCGCCGCGTATGGCGCAGAGGAAATCCTCGCCGTCGGTGCGCTCGGCGCCTCTGTTCCGATGTCGGCGGTGAAGCGAGTCAGCTTCATGGTGCTTTGTCGGCAAGACACCGACGCCATAGAGATTCAACACGAACAAGCGGGAGGTGTTTGCACCGTCGCGACGATTTTTCGTGAGGCGCCAAATCTTCGCACGGACCCTGACGCATGAGCGATTATCAAGGCAGCAACACCGGCTCTTTGCCGGTCACGCTTTACCGTTTCACACGCGGCTCAATTCAGTACTGCTACTGCGCGGCCGACCGTGACACGCTGTACAACAATGCGGTTTACGCGGCCACGCCTATAACCGATAGTGGAATAAAACAGTCGAGCGAAGAGGTAGACGATGATGTCGTGATAACGCTGCCATGGACGGCGGCTGTGACGATGCTATACGATGGAACGCCCCCGAGCGATGAGGTTTTTCTGACCATAAGCGAGTTGCAGTTTGGCGACACGACGGCCTATCTGACATGGACCGGCAGCATTGTGTCATGCCGAAAGAAGGACAACGCGACGGCTGAAATAACTTGCCAGACAATCGCGCAAAGCTTCCTTCGGGACGGCCTCACGATGACCTATAGCCGTTCCTGTCCATATTTCCTGTATGACCCGACCACTTGCCAGGTCAATCCTGAAATTTTCCAGGTGCGGGGCATCATAACTCAAATCTCGGGCCAGGATATTTTCGCGGCGAACGTCGGAACCAAGCCTGACGGATGGTTCAACGGTGGATATGTTGAATGGCAGATCGGCGGCACGACGGACACCTACGAGCGCCGGGCAATCGACACCCAGGCCGGGACCGACTGCACTCTTATCGGCTTGCCTGACGGCCTCGCCGTGGGTATGCTGGTCAACTTCTACCCCGGTTGCGACCGGACGTGTCAGACGTGTCAAAACAAATTCGATAATCTACCCAACAACGGCGCGACGCCGTATCTGCCAGGTCTTTCGCCCTTTAACGATATCAATGTTTTCTGAGGCCCGCTATGCAGTTCGTCATCGCAATCGTTCTGATGATCGCAAGTGCCGTAATCACGGCAATGACGACGCGCGGCCCCAAGAAACCGCAACCGGCTTTTTTCTCGGATTTCCAAACGCCGCAAAATGCGGAGGGTACACCTCAAGCCGTGATATTCGGCGACGTGTGGGTAGACGATTGGATGGTCTTATGGTTCGGTAACTATTATTACGATCCCATATACGCGACGAAGAAGGGCAAATGACCGCCGACGTGGAAGTCTTTGTCCGTCATGTGCGCGCCGAGAAGCTTTGCCTTCGTGGCGTGCGTTTTTGGTTTGCCGAAAAAGGACTCGACTGGAACGATTTTGTGAAAAACGGCATTGCCGCCTCAAAGTTAGTTGAAACTGGCGACTCGGTAGTGGCCGGACCTGTAGCCCGAGCCGAAGCCGAGGCCGCGCATGTCGAGTAAGAAAGGTCAACCGACCGGCTATAAATACATGATGGACATTCACATGGGGCTTTGCCGAGGCCCCATTGATTCGTTCTGTCATATCGTAATCAATACAAATTGCGATGCTTGGCACGGGAATGTCGTCGCGGTCGATACCGCAAATACCGGTGATGATGACGCCGGAACGATCACGTTGACGATTAACGGCAACGTGCAGAATGAGCCGAACACGGGAAACTCTTTTCAGATAAATCAGCCCAATCTTTTTGGCGGCGACACGGCCGAAGGCGGTATCGTCGGCACGGTGTTCCCGCTGTTCGGGTTTCCGAACCAAGTCATTCCGAATTTTATGAAAAACCATTTCAAGAAAAACGCGAGCGGGGTTCCGTCGCCGGAGTTTCGCGGCCTGACCACGCTCTATTACACGGGAGAGGTGGCCAGCAACAACCCTTACCTCAAGCCCTGGAAAGTGCGCTGCCGCCGGGCGCTCAATGGGTGGTATCAGAACACCCCATGGTATCCCGCCAAGGCCGTCGTGCCGATGGCCGCTGCCCGTATCATTTTCTATTACAACCCCCTGCCAGGCGAAATCCTGACGTTCAACGGAATCGAAGTCACTTACGGTTCGACCGACGGCCCGTATGCGCTAGCCACGCAGGATACACCCGCGCACAACGCGGCGCATCTTATGGAATACCTCAACAACAATACGTCAATTTTCGGCTTGATTGCGACTGCGGCCGACCAGGAATTTAATAGTGACGAAGCCATAACGGTCACGCAGTACAACCCCGTCATCGGCGGCGCTCCGTACGTCATTAAAGTCACGCCGTCATCGGATAACCCCGACAACATTATCAACAACCCGACGTTGAACGGCACGGTCAATTCGAGCAGTAACGCCACAAACTTCGGCGTTGAGCAAGTGACTTTGCAGTCAGGCTCTATTCTCGCGATGAATGGCGCGCACATCCTGTACGAGCTATGCACCAATCCGACTTGGGGCCGAGGATTGCCGGCCACCATGATGGACAACGCGGCATTCATGGCGTGCGCTGATACCCTTTACGGCGAATCGTTCGGCTTGTGCCTCAAGTGGTCGCAACAAGATTCGCTGGGCAGCTTCGCGCAACACGTCATTGAGACGATTGGCGCGGCCATGTATATCAGCCGATCCACGGGGCTTATGACGCTCAAGCTGCTGCGGCAAGACTACACCGCAAGCGACTTGCCGCACTTCGGGCCTAACAGTGGCCTCTTGTCGGTTGACGACGATACGAGCGCGCAACCTACGAGCTTCAATCAGATAATCGTTACATATCACGATCCTATTCAAGATGTGGATTTGCAAGTGCGGGTGCAGAACCTTTCGAGCTACAAGGCCAATCAGGCGAGCATTTCACAGACGACCGAATACAAGGGGATTCCCATTCCGGCGCTCGCCGCACAAGTTGCCCAACGTGATCTTCGACAGCAGGCAGCCGGCCTTAAGCGATATACCATAAAGCTCGACCAGTCGGGGCGCATACTGAATCCCGGCGACGTGTTCACTTTCAGCGATCCCACACGCAACATTTCAAACATCGTGATGCGTGTAGGCAAAGCCGAGTTTGGCACGCCGGTTGACCGAACCGTTACGGTGACGTGTCTGCAAGACATTTTCGGATTGCCGGACACAACCTACTTGAACACGCAGCCGACCGGCTGGAACGCATCGCCCAACACGCCAGCAGCATGCACCGCGCGGGCGGCGTTCGAAGCGACTTATCGCGATCTGTATTACTATCTCCCGAGCGCCACCTTTGCTTCCTTCCCGGCCACGTCGGGGGCCGTCTCGACGCTCGCGCAGAACCCCGGTATCACCTCGCCTGGTTATGACATCGGCACCGGTATCTCTCCCGCCGCGCCGGTTGCCACGAGCTACAGAGCGGGTTACGCGCCTGGTGGAAGCCTGACCGCAGCCATGGGTGTCGGTGATACGTCTTTCGTTCTCAACAACCCTATTGATACACGCAACTTGCCCCCCGCACCGTTTGCAATGTTGATAGATGGCGAATGGGTAAACTGCACCGCAATAGACCTGACATCGTACACATGCACTATTGCGCGCGGGTGCCTGGACACGGTTCCCGTTGCGCACTTGGCTGGCGCGTCGGTCTTCTGCGCCGACTATTTCGAAAACAGCGATTACGAGGAATATACAACCGGCGAGGTGGTCGGCGTGCAGATGCTTACGATAACCTCGCAAGGGATTTTGTCGGAAACGCTCGCGCCGATTGACGACGTTACGATTGCGGCTCGATGGAATATGCCGTACCCGCCTGGCCTCGTTTCCGTTCAAGGCGAATCGTATTGGCTTGCAACTTCGCCTGTAATCTCATCCGATATAGTTCTTACCTGGGCCTCTCGCAATCGCATTACGCAGCAAGACGTAATGATTGACCAGACGGCGGCGAGCGTCACGGCCGAGGCGGGAACAACCTATAACATAACCGTAACTTTTAATGGGGCCGTAGTTCGAACCGTGACCGGTTTGACCGCTTTGACATGGACGTACACCCTGGCCGAACAAGAGGCTGACGGGATTGAGGGTAACACGATCATCGGTCTTCAATCCGAACGCGGCGGCGTCACGTCGTACACCTCCTACGCAATACCTCTTATCATCTACCCGACCGTCGGGTGGGGATCGGATTGGGGTGGCCGATGGGGCGAATAACTCAAACTCAGTTTAGGATTTAGGTCATGTCAGAACCGGCAGCCGGCCCGAACATCGGCCTCGTGAGTGGCTACGCACCAGGCGCGTCTAATTGGGGCACCGCGATGAACCTCAATTTGCGCACGCTCGACGCGCTCGGGTTTTTCATGGTGCGCGTAGCGCCCTTGGCTGCGCCGCCGAGCAGCCCCGCGCAGGGTGACAGGTACATCGTGGCGCCCGGCGCTACGGGCGCATGGGCGGGCCACGACAACGCTCTTACGGTATGGACTACCGATGAGACGAATACGGCGCTTTGGGATTTTTTCACGCCTCAAGACGGATGGAGCGCGAAGCTCGTACCGTCTTCCGGCGGTAGCCCCATTCAGGTCTACACCTTTCGCGCGGGCGCTTGGTCTATTACGACTTCGGATATTCCAGTTTTCTCCGCCAGCGGCACCGGCCACATGCAGGGACTTGTACCCGATCCCGGCTCGACGGCAGGCACTACGCACTATCTACGGGAGGATTCGACGTGGGCCACATTGCCCGCAGGGGCGACCTATACAGCGTTTTCGGCCAGCGGCACCGCTCATGCCGCCGGCCTTGTGCCCGATCCCGGCTCGGCGGCAGGCACAACTCACTTTTTGCGGGAGGATGCTACCTGGTCAACGCTTCCAGCGGGCGCGACGTATTCCGTATTTTCTGCAAGCGGAACGGCTCACTCGGCTGGCCTCGTTCCCGATCCCGGCTCGGCGGCAGGCACAACTCACTTTTTGAGGGAGGACTCAAGCTGGGCGACTATTCCGGCCGGCGCAACCTATTCGGTGTTCTCCGCGAGCGGCACGTCTCACTCGGCGGGCCTCGTGCCCGATCCGGGTCCAACTGCTGGCACAACTCACTTTTTGAGGGAGGACTCAAGCTGGGCGACTATTCCGGTTGCGAGCGGATGGGAGCTATCGGACGGGACGCACACAGTGATGGGTGTTACCGAGGTCATTGTATCAGGCGCCTCGGTATCATCTTCGGGCAGTAGCACGGTCGCAACGCTTTCAATATCCGGGGGCGGCACAAGCTCGGCAATGGCGCCGTCCTGCTTTCCTCGTATCGGCGAGGCGTTCGACTGGTCAACCGGACAATGGAACAGGCCCGCGTTGTCTGCGCTGACCGTGTTTTTTCCAGTCAGCGGCGGCGGCACGCTCACGCCGACTGAAATAGGATCAACGGGCCTCGCCGGTCCCGTCAAGGTGTACAACCCTGGACCGGGCATGTGCCACGTTGGCGTGGCCGCCCCTACCACCCCACAATGGACAGTAAAAGTCCTTATAGAAGCTCTGACCTTTTCGAGTCAGGGGTCGGGACCAGGGATGATTTTGGTCGATAGCAACAATAAGGCGTTGTGGGCTTTCGTGTACCCGGGATCGCCGCCTCAGTTGTACGTGCAAGAAGGGTCGCTTTCGGTCAGCGGTACCGGGACGGCGGCAAGCGCGTCTTGGAATTTTTCGTCTACGGTCGCGAATCAAAACTTATACCAGACAGACACCCTTATTTGGATGCGAATGCGGTACGATGGGTCGTCTTACGATGTCGAAATATCATCCGATGGCGACATATGGCAAGGGCTGGCCGAGTCCATATCCTCTTCATTTTTTACCGGAAGTCTTACTTCAATCGGAGTCATTGCTTCTGGTGATTCGATAAATTACTTGAAGCTGTATGCTTTTGAGGTTTCTTCGACCGGGAGCAATGCTTTGGCAGGAACCTACTGAAACATCTTTTACACGTAGAGGTTGCGTAAGGCCCCGTTGCGTGTTAACGTTTGTTGTCACACATGAGTAACCGTTTAGGACAAAAACTTATCAATTCTCCGTGTTGCTCTTTGGTCGCGATTCTGTTACCTTTGCAACTGCATTCCCGCAAATCGCCTGATTAAATCAGGCTAGGCATAAAACGGAAAACAGGAGCGGCGCCACGCAGGGAAACCGCGTTATCTCGTGGGAAATTGATCGGAACAGGTTCTTGGCGGCGCTCCAACGAGGATACTACGCCGTGCTCAGGGAGTTAGTTGATACGTTCAAGCTACTTGCCGAGGGCTTTGCAAAGGCGACAGGCGAGGTAAAAGTTGCAATGGTGCATGCCGTCGTCTACTTCGGCTTTTTCCTTGTAATCTTCACGGGCAGCTACATCATTCGCGAGGAGTCGGTCACGAAGGGACTCATGATGGCCTATGACCGATCGTGGTTATCGCCGGCGAGCAATCCCTACTCTCAGTTGCACAGCCAGGAAGCTCTGCAACGGGGGGTGCAGTCGGATCGCATCATAGCGTCTATTTTGACCGACATCCTTCACGAGTCATCCGACGCGGCTCGCGTTCGTTTGGCGCTCATTCACGACGGCATTGCGACAATAACCGGAGTCGATCTTCTCAAATTCGACGTTATCAACTCGATTGCAGCGCCAGGTCGCGCGCCGGGTGATCTTCTTTCGAATCTCTCGCTTACGGAATGGTCGCCCGACCTGATACCCTCTTTGCTCGCCCACAATTGCGAGGTCACGAAAGTTGACAACATGCAGAACGCCGTACGGCGCAATCGCCTTCTCTCAATGAACGTGGCCGTCGAATTGGCGTGCCCGGTCATTGACGTGAACGATCAGGTGTTCGGCTCTGTATTCGTGCATTGGGATAATCACGATACCGTGCCGAACGACGGACAGCTAAAGGCGCTCATGCAAACCGTCAAGGAAGATGGTCGCCGTATCGGAACCGCGCTCGACCTTCGCAAAAACGTGGACGATTAACGGCGATGACCGATACAACCCCAAGCGAGTTGCAGGTTGCGCGCGAAAGCCTGTTCACGTCGGGCTGGCGACCGGCAGCCGCTTGGGTTTGCGTAGCTGCGCTCGCTTGGCAGGCGGTCGGGCAGCCAGTCGGTGAATGGGTGGCCGCGCTGCTCGGCCTAAAGGCGAGCTTTCCTCAGCCCGACGCCACATATATCACCATGATACTCGTGCCCATGATGGGCTTCGGTGCGGCCCGCACGGTCGAGAAGATCGCGGGCGCTCAGACAAGCTCGACGGCAGCCGGGAAAGGCTGACGGTACCTTGTGCCTTCGGCCTTTTGCCGAGGCCGTCCTTCGGTCAAGTATGGCCGTTCATCTGCACATTGAGAGGGTCACTATGGGGATTTTGTTCGACACGGTTGCGCACGCCAGCAAGCTCGCGCCGGTACTGGTCGAGGTACTGCCTACGCTCGACAAAGGCTTGACCGGGGCGCCGGTCACGCGCACCGAAGCCGACTGGCTTTTCTATGCGCTCAAAGCTGGCGAAATGGTTGTGCCGGGACTCGCCAAGGTTACGCCCGTCATTCACAAGAGATTCGACGGAGCGCCAATCGAACCCGACGACCACATGGCCGCGACACAGGGCGCCGATGAAGTGTTGAAACAGCTTGCCGAGAAGGGCGTTGCACCGTTGGCGGTCGCGCCCGTCGCCGAGGCCGAGCGCGACGCGCGGTCGCCGGTACCGCCGACCGGTTTCATGCCGGGCATGTTGCGGTGATCCCCGCAGGCTTATGAAAATCAGCCAGTATGTTCGCCACTGGCATTTTGCACTTAGCTCATTAAGCTCAAGAGAAAAACCGTTCTATCGAGTCGGACGGGACCGTCTGTAGTCGCGCGTCGGCTATTTTCAAGAAAGTCA